CATCCATGATAGCACGTTTTTCTGCCTCCGTTACAAGCAAATCTCTCTCTGCTTGTCTTAGATTTTGACTTGCTTTTGTTAATGCATTTTGAGCTGTGACTGCTTTGGTAGTTTCATCAACAAGCTCTTTTGTAGCATCAACCAATTCACCAACCACAAGAACAGTTCCAGCAATTAATGGATTTGCCATTGCAAGATTCTCAACTCCTTTCTTTGCATCCTCCATAGCTCCAGCAAAGTCTCTTTTGAATAGCTTTGAAACTGCTGAACCAAGAAATCCAAGACCATCCATCAGATTTTGAACACGATCCATTACAAACTCCTTCAAGAATTTACCGAAATCTTTAATTGATTGAACTGGATCTGTGAAGATGCCAACCATAATTTCTCCCATTCCCGAAAGTGTATCTGTAAGTTTTCCCATAACCACTCCCAGAGCTGCTGTTGCAACTTCTAACATCTCTGCACCTTTCTTAGTTGAGGTGAAATATGCCACAAGAGAACCAACAGCCACGACCAGCGCACCAACTCCAGTTGCTACCATAGCACCTTTCATTGTTTTTAGTCCAAGTACAAATGTCTTTGCTCCTTTAATTGCTCCTTTAAACATAGTTATAAGGCCACCAGACATACGATCAAGGCCACCAGTCATTTGTGTAGATGCTTCACCTACATCATCAGCTGCTTCTGCTGTTTCATCAAGTGAATCTTCCAGATTGTCAGCTGCTTTTGCAGCTTTGTTTAGCTCTGAAGTGAGTTGTGTTACTCCTTCAGTTTTGAGTTTGACTGTGGCTGTCTTAGACATTGAATCTGGCTTTTATTCCCATATATACTTTCCTAAAAAAACCTTTGAATCCAGTTTCTTCATAATACCCATAAAAGCGAATTGTCTCTTTTGTGTATGTTTTTGAATCAGACATAGTACCCAACTTGATAATTTTAGGAACTGTAATAAACATATTTTTTATATAGTTTTTTCTCATGCTGCTTCTGTTACCAGTTTAGTCTTATTCTCTAATACAAAGAAATCATTTGCCTCAGTCATTAAGCCATTATTGACTATTGATGAACTGCTGCTCATATTCATATATGTTACATTCACATCCATTACCCAAGATGTGTTCACATCATCCTCTCCAGTGACTGAAATATCCAGCACAAAGTCTCTCTTAGATGCACTCACATGAGCTATTGAAACAGTTGGAGCAGCCAATCCAGAATCACGATTGCTTTCAACCACTGTGTCTGAAATGGTTGATATTACTCCATCAATGTTTTTTAGCACAATGGATTGAGAAACAAAATATGTTCCACCTATTGGTAATGTTGCTGCTGCATATATTACACCCAGTGCATTGATTTTGAAGTGTGCTGTTGAATTGATAGGTATTATGATATCACTTATCAGCTTTCCTTCTACTCCAGCCACAACAGCTGTGGTGCTATTCGTTACACACATTAACTGAAATGCCATAGAAGATGCCATACCTTCATTCAGTGTATTTTTAACATAAGCAGCTGTTCCATTCTGTGACCAAGCCATATTAAAATTCTTAGAGCTTTGTCTCAGTAGATGTGTTCCTTGTTGTGATCCAACTGGAATTGGCACTTGTGGAAAGAATGATCTTGTTGGAATACCTGAAACACCCGAACCACTTGATACTCCATTTTCAAATCCTTCTGTTGGATCTCCATCCTCTCCATCTGATTGCCAATCCCACCAACATTCAGGAATAACACCATCAAGTGCATATGTCAATCCTTCTGCTTCACAACATTCAATAGTTGGATTTTGAGATACTCCAGAAGCATCAACCCAGTTTGTTGTTCCATCTATGTTTGAAGATACATATGTCAATGCACATTGCTCAGATGGAAATAATGTTATAGATCCTATATCAATCAATTTCATTAACTTTACTGGAGTTGGTTTGGGATCGACTGGATTGTATCCACTTATCTCAATCACTCTGTAATAGATTCCATCAATAAATATCCTATCATCAAAGGTTAAGAGATTCATGTCAGCTGGTGTGATAGCTATTTGACACATCACAAGTCTTGCATCCTCTGAATATATCTGTTGTAGGTATTCACTCCAATAAGATCTGGCCAATCCAAGTGCATAATTTTGACCAATCAAAGGAGAACCAGCAGCTTGTTTTAGTGTATGCCTCCAATATGTTGATTGTGTTGAATCTGTTATTGGCAAAGTATGAAATGGAGTGACACATCCATACACAGCTGTTTCTGTTGAGCCTATATATATGCTTTGACCTCCAGTTGTTTGTGTTCCATTCCAATACAATATCTTTGGTTTGTGAGCAACTGGAACTTGCGCACCATTACTCTCTCCAAACAAACGTGGATATATTATTGTGTTTGCATCAACTGAATTCCAATCCGCTGTTGGTAGTTGTTGAATTGCTGTTGCTCCAAATACTGAACTGTTTTGATGTGTTCCAACTGCATATGTATCATCTGATCTATATCCATATTGACCTAATGGAGTGCCATATTCAGTGAATTGAAATTGATTTGGCCAATCATTATCTACTCCATCATTGAGAGTAATATCTTTACTTCTAAGCTCTGTGGCTGGTTTTACAATAAACGGTTGTGAGTGATCTAATTTCTCAGACCAGTCCAATACATCACCTGAAGCAATATAGTCGCTTAATGGCTCTAATATGAGCTGCTGTGGACTTGTAGATGGTAATAGAGTAAGATTGTATCTTTGAACTAAGTCTTTCACGAATGCCGCGCATGTGATATCTGGCATATTAGCAATCGTATCAACTGGTTCACCACTTATTGTTGTACTCTCATATGATAACCATCTAAAGAATGTTGTTAATGGATTCTTTTTTATGATACAACCCTCCATATAAGTTGTCATAGTCAGTTGCACTTCCATGCCAGATTCCAAGAATACTGCTTGTGGCATAGTATATGAAAAAGGTTCTGAGTATGTTTGACCTTGTTCCAATGACCAACCCATACTTGATAGAATGGTATCAGATGAATTTAACTCAACATTAAAAATTCCCCAAGTATTAGCCTGAGATGTATTATCTATCTCAAATGAGAAATCAAACACCGCCCACATATCACTTGGCACAATAAAAGAAAAAGATGTTTCATTGAATCTATCATCTGGATCATAAAGATTCACTCCAGAAGTATCATTGAATGGAATGACAAAAGTATCACTTCCAGCCGCTGCTGTTATGTCTAAGCTCAATCCAGCTTTAAAACCATAATATGGAGTTGTTTTTAATCCATTAGCTCCATTGCCTAAACTCATATATAAATTTGTCCATACAGAAGTTGCCATGAACGTACTCTCAAGTGAGAATCCAAAAAAGTTTAATATCTCTCTAAAAATATGATCTATCTGCATGAATGGTAGCAGATGTGCTGGTGGTAGATAGTTTGAAGTGAATACACCTTCATCAACTCCAAAATCACCATACAACCGCCCTCCTTGACTGAGTGCCTTATCTACTAATGGAATACGAAGCACACCAGATCCAACATTTCCATCTGTAATATCTCCACTCCATGATGCAATGACATTTGCTGGTGTATTGTCATATTCATAGTTAGCTGGATTTGCAAATACATCTCTCAGCTTAGTATTGCCCATCTGTGTAAATAGATCACCAGCACCTCCACTTATAGCACATTCATACGTCTGGCCAGTTTTAGATACACTCAACAACTGCAATACTCCTTCAATCAAAGCAACACCATCATTCAACAGAGTGCATTGAACTGGATTCTCTGGCCTAAATACATCACCGCTCCATGCTCCTTGTGAGAGGTCTATCATAAAATAGTTCTCAAAGAAGTCATTGTTGATGTTTGAGAATGGCAAGAGAAATGTTCCAGAATATGGAGCCTCTCTACTCATTAGTTTCTCTGGATCAGCAAAGCTGTATGTTAATGGTATAGCTGCATCTTCAGATAATTCCAAAGTATGCCAATCATAGAAATCTCCAACTCTCGCTTGTAGCTCTATCATGATACTCTTTCTTTTGCGTATTCAATATTTATATCATATGCGAATAGCTTATTTCTTAGACTGGTTTTCTCAAGATAGTTTGTATCCTTTATCACAATTGGCCTTATGTCTCCATTGCTGTCTATCATTACAACCTTGCGTGATACTATCAATGATTCAATCAAAACATCTCTGCTTTCATCATACCATCCAGTTGATACTTTCATTCCTCTCTTAGATCTCACATCTCTGAATGTAGTGCCTCCATTCCTTCCATATGCAGCCCAATTAACAGATGTACTTGTATCAAGGTAGTTTCCAGATTTGCCTACATACTTTGCTTTGCTTGTTACGTTGGTTGTGTTGGTTTGTGCTCCTAATACATCTATGTAGTCATATGCTCCAGCTCTGTTTTGAAATGCAATAGTGAATGCATCGTATAAACATGATTCTTCTACTTGAGTGTATCTGTATATTCCTGACAATTGATATGTTGATGATAATCCACTGGTGGAATATGCAACCACATCATAATGTGTCCATGTGCCTGAAATAGCTGCTTTAAGTGTAGCATTGACAGTTTGAGATGTTAAGTTCATTGGCCCGATTCCAACAAATGAAATCATACTATCTGATCCAACAGAACTTGCTCCTATGCCTCCATCAGCAGCAATATCTATTTCATACTTTCCAACCTCAGATGCTCCATTCATTACTCTAATTTTATAGTAATTTAGATTACGATTAAGATCATATCCAGTTGCAGTTCCAGTTGGTGTTGCTAATGTTCTGAATGAAGTCATTGTCACATTGTCTTTAAAAAGACTTGAACGAGCATCCGTTCCAGATGGCCATGTATCACTTCCATTCAAAGGTATCTCACTGAGCATTGGAGTATCATATGATGGAGCTGCTTCTGAAAATTCGCTTATGAGCTTATCATTTATTTCCACTTTATTCCAATTAGCAAAATCAGAAGTTTGTCCAGCCCATCTTAATGCAAATACTTTGTTGTTTGTATCAGCAGCTGTATATGATACGTCTCCATCTGCTGTTGCTGATTTTATGTATCCAACATCAATCAAAAACTTTCTTGCTGTAAAAGCTCCCTTTGCACATAGCTGAGTTAAGACCTTTTTACCAAGAAGATGAATTGAACCACTGGAATCATCTAATGGAATTTGTATCTCTGTTGTCTTTACATAACTATCTAATACTTGAGAGATATTAAATGTGGCTGCTTCATTATTGTTTGGCTGTAATGCTAAGACTGTCAATACTACTCCAGCATCATCTTTTACCTTTAATGCAAATCTGTATTTGAATCCACTGAATCCTACATCAGAGACTGTGAAGATAGTTGGTTGTAGTGTGCTTGTGAGAGCTGTTTCAGATGGTTGTTGTTCTACGATGTATGCCATTTTTATATATGTTCGTTTCTGTTATTTTATTACAATATCTTAGCTATGATATTTGCTACATCTTGACCAACAGCAGAAGCAATTGGATCTGAGTATTTTTTTAGAATGTTATTTCCAGTTTTAGATATAAAGTATGATGGTTTTAATCCTCTTTGAAATATTGCTCTCTGTACTAAGAATCCAAATGATCTATCTGTTATAAATTGTCCTTTTGCATTACGGCCTTGATATCCTTTTATTTTTAACCATCCCATAATTGCTTTCAGTGGTGGTTTCTTATTTGTGAAGCTGAATGTTCTTGTATTTGAGTTCATGAGTTTGAAAGTCTCCCGACTATATTTCTTGTTCACTCCATCAACACCAGAATCTACATATTGCCAATAATCCACATCTGGTGTGAGTTCAATTGTCCATTCATCTTTGTCTTGGTTCAGCTCCCATTCTAACTTCATTGAGTTGGCCAGTGTTCCAGTTGCTCTGTGTCCTTGTCTCCTTAACATCTGAAGTGCATTCTTTTTCCACCTCATTGCTACATCATGCATGATC